TGCTTTATTGCGCTGGTCTTTTTCCTGTTTCAATCGAGCGGCATTTTCTTCTGCCATTTTGTGCAGCTCGGGATAAGGTGAGTATGGTTCTGGCAATGTCATTTTGGGTACAGGTGCTGGAGCTGGTTTTTCCATCCATTTTTGGATTCTACCCGGTACAGTCCACTCCCAGTATTTTTTCCAAAAGGCATCCAGCATTTCCAAGCCTTCCCTCATATCGCTCATCCATCTTCTGATTTCATAGGTATTTTCCTGAAGCCATTTTGTAGTTGCACGTGCACTTTTCTCAATACTTGGAAGAAAAACATCTCCTGCGGCCTCGGCTGTATCGCTGATCGCATTTTTCATTTGTTGTATGCTGCCTTCAGCCGTTTTTGCCTCTTCCTGGGCAAGCTTGAATGATTCTGCCCCTATCTTCAAAAGTGCATTGAATTTGTCCTGGTCAGATAGTGTTTCTTCTATTGTAATTCCATATCTGGTCAGCATCTGCGTCTGTCCCTGAGAAGCCCGCCCGACTAACATCATTGCACTTGCCAGGTCGATGCGATATTTGGCTGCAAGGCCGATAGCCGCTGTAGTTGCTTCCTGCAACTTGTCCGTTGTTACTCCTAAATTTTTTGCATAAGCCATTTGAGAGAGAATTTGTTCATCGCCATAGATGGTCAGCTTTTGCATCTCGGCAGCATAGGCCTTGAATGCTGCTATTGATTTGGTTCCGATGGCTGCGCTCAGGGCCCGCTCAGCTTTCTCCTGTTCCATTGCCGCCCGCACAATAGATTCAAGCCCTCTCTTTAGGGCATAGATTCCCCCGCCCAGCCCAGCCATGGCCAGCATCTGTTTGCCCATCATCTTGATATCGTTATTGAAAGAATGGATATGCCTTCGGCTCTGGTTCATCTTACTATCGAAGGCCGATGTATCCGCTCTCAATCTCGCTATCAAGTTGCTTATAATCGCCATCAGTGTTTCCCGAATATTTGCTTAAGCTTAAAATCTATCTCTTTCTGGCTCTTTGCTTGTGGCGGCTCTTGCTCCAGAAGATATAACGCCTCGTATTCGCTGAGCTCAAGACTGTCAGTTGTTTTCAAAAACCATCTCGAACTGCAGCCCCGCTTTTCTGCCAGTCTCATCCAGAATCTTCGCCGGGGCCGCCTTCGGAGTTTTTTATCATCTCCTCCATCTCTCTCGCCCCCAGTCCGTTTAGTCTCTGAGCTACTTCGAATAAGCGATTTAAGGCCAGAGATGATTTCTTGCCCAGCTGGTTTATATCATCGTCCGTAAATATCCTCTCGCCCTTTTCATCGACAATCGTCCGGGCCAGGAGCTTCGCCCTGAAATTGACCAAATCCACATTTTCATTTTCGCCCACATTGCTCTGGTCGTAGGCATCCCGCTCTTCTCCGGTCATAGTCCGCACATAGACCGCCCCTTTGCCCCATTCCGGTACCGGCACAAGCTCTCTTTTGAGGTCCTCGGCCTTGAGAATCTCATCCTTGCTATAAATCTTCATCTTTTTACCCTTTAAGCAGCTTTGGTGAATATCGCCTTACCGCTAAATTCAATGGTCACATCCTGTCTCATCTCATCTTTAAGTGGTGCAGCAATCGAATACCCGGTCTCAATTCCTGCGCATACCAAGGTAGCCCCGGTTGTTTTGCCCGAGGGAACCGGTGAGGTTATAGTCCAATTCTGTAAAATGCCCAGGGCATTATGGATTTTCTCTGCCGTATCCTCACCGGTATATTTGACCGTGAATGTGGCCTGTCCTGCATTCTTCCAGCCCGCCGCCTTTTCCTCCCACTGTTCGACCGATGCCATATCCGAATCATCGTTTACCGTTACCGAGGGATTGATTATCTGCGGGATATCGACAATCTCTCCAATATCCCCGGAAACTGATCCCGATATCGTTGTTCCGTGTCCAATCATATTTACTCCTTTCTATTCGTAATGCCAGATTTGAAAATCCAGTCTCTTGCAATGCCGGTTAAGCTCTGCATTGTCCGCTGCTATAACCGGCAGATCAGCCTCATCGATAAGATGAATTACTTGGATTATTACGTCTTGTTTCGTTCCTGAATATCCATCCAAGGCCCCCCGCACCGCCTCCGCCAACTGGTCGGCTTCTTTATAGCTCTTCGCCCAGCAGTTGATTTGAAATCTGCACTCCACGCATCCGCTGGGCCCGCTCAAAGTCTGGTCCCGCACCCCGCTTATCTGTTGATAAGTCACCGCCGGCACCGAGCCATCATCCGGTATGAATACCGGATAAATCTCTTCTCCCACAATGGCGTTGACTGCCCCGCTATCCTCCAAGATAGAATTTAATGCCTCTTCGATTGCCATCACTTATCCTGTCTTTGCTATCCGCTCGATTCCCTCTTTAAGCTCCCGGGCCAAATCTGATATGGTCTGGCCCCGGGTCGTATCGGCCGCATTTCTCATATAGGGCATGGCGCTTTGCTGTTTTCTCGATCCGTGTCCGTATTCGATGGCCGCTGGAATATAGTGTCTCTTGCCCTCTTTGGTTATATGTATAAATTCAGCCGGTGCCCCTTCCGATTCGCTCTTGACCCGGACATTCACTGCGTATGATCCCCTTCTCTGTTTTTTTTCGGCCCGCAGTACCAGGTTATTCGCTATTAATCCACCCATAACCCCACCTACCATTGACCGGGCGTTACTCTTGGCCGCCGAGAGCATCGGCTTCTGGGCCTTTCGTACCGCCGTCCGCACCACATTTTTCGATATCTTTGTCTCCAAGGCCATCAGCTTTTTTTCTAATTCAATTCCACCTTCTAACTGGATGCTTATCATGCTACTTCCTTACAGAGTATCTCTAACATCTCATCTTTCTCATCCATGTTTTTAACCACATTAAAAGTAAATATCCTAACTCCCATCTTCGCCCTGTCTTTTACAGTAACATCGCTGTTATATCGAATCAGAATGCTATGAGTTAATTCGGCACTTATCTGCTGGGCCCACAGCAGCTCTCTACCCCGAAGCGGCTCTATCGAGGCCCAGACCGTTGCGTAGGTAGTCCATATTTTCTCTTTCTCACCAAATGTATTCTTGCTACCATCGCAGCTCTGTAATTCAATTCGATGTCTCAACTGTCCCGCTTGCATTTAGTATACTCTTTTCATGTATAGCAGCGATTCCGCCCCCTCCGGTATCTTCATCAAGCTATCTTCGCTCACATCTTCCCTGTTCTCGTAAAGATGCCCGATGATAAGAAGTATCGCCGCCTTGATATCGAATGGTACCGCATCCTTGCTGGCATATCCGGCTGTATAGGTAATTGTTACCGCATTCATTACAGTCCTGATAGAAGGCCAGCTCTTTTCGTAGGCCGGTTTTATTCTGCCCGGCTCGGTAGTGATATCGACATCGTATTCCGCCGAATCCAAGGTCTGCTCGACTCCGTTGGTATCGATATATTTAATCGAATCCACACTAACCAGTGGTGGATAAGGCGGTCGAATAATCGGCGGAAACGAATCAAGGACATAGGTCCGCTGGCGTTGCATATAGGTTCGTCTCTGGAAGCTCTCCGCCCTGTCCGTGGCCGTCAGGATAAGATTGGCGATATAGGTATCATCATCTGAGCCATCGACCCTCAGATGATGTTTGGCCTCAGCCAGACTTATAGGTGAGTCCGTTGTACCGGTGATTGTATGCTCATCGTGGTAGGTCTCGCCCGAATATAACCACTCCACCCAGTATGTATAAGTCAGTCCTCCCTCTGGCTCGGTGAAAGTATATTCGTAGGTCCCGATAGATACCTTGACCATGGCCGTCCCATCGGCCACTATCACTGCATCGTTATCGTTTCGCTTTACCCCGAACGTGCTGGTCGGATCGCTTAGCTTGACCGAGGTAACATCGGCTAACGCCCCATCGATTGTAAATGTCTCATGCAAGGTTACTGACATTTTTTTACCTTAGAATCACGGTACTATCATGCTGGACGTTTACCGGTGCCGCACCGGATATCGTATCTACCTTAGCCCGCAGATCATGCAGGCTATCAGTTGTCGGCTCGTAATCTCCTGCATCACCATCTTTGATTGCCGTTAGATGATTTATGATCGTGGTCTGATTGGCCGCAGAAGCATCGCCGCCCACATCGGTTGCCTTGGTATGGGAATGGACGTTACCCGCAGTAAATGCCAGACTATCCGTCTTTGTCTTAATCCCATCTATCTCATCAGCATCAATATCTTTACCCGTACCGTGTTTTATCAATTCCATTCCTGCATCATTATTATTTTGTGCATAAGCTTTTATGCCTGCCCCCGATGTTGCTCCGCCAACGGCCCTTATCCCTCGACCGGTTGCCCCCCCCACCGCACATATGCCATCTCCTGCCCCAACACCCTGGCAGGATAATCCATCCCCGCTTGTTTGACTATAAGCCTTTATTCCGTTCCCAGATGTAGCACCACCAAGAGCATTTATTCCCTGACCAGTAGCACCTCCATAAGCAGTTATACCTGATCCGCTACCGCTACCTCCTGCTCTTAATCCGCTTCCGTTGGTTGTTCCAAATAAATCCATGCCATCACCATCTCCTACGGCTCT